CAGATTTAAAGCTAATCACAAAGTGCTTTTCGTACACCGTGACGTTTTGGATCAGCTTCCTTACTAAAGTGTCATCATACAGTAGGGTGCGATATTTGTTCCTGCGGATAAATCCTATCAGTTCGTCTATCCGCTCATTCTCACCACTTAAGGATGCATCTTCCACAAGAAGCCTCTGTCGCTCTTCACGGAGCTTATCAATCTCATTAGCTAGGAATTCGTAATCTTTTCCCTTGTTGGCAAGGCTGATTACTTCTTTCTGCTTTTCCTCTAGCAGTTTGTTAATCTCTGAAATCTTATATTCTGTGATGTCACCAATTACCGCATGGATGTTTTCTTCTAGTGTTCTTATCATGTTATCTCCACCGGCAAGGAGTCTATTAATGGCAGTCATAACCGCATCATATAAATCTCCTTCTTTTACCGTCCGGTTCTTACACGTTTCAGGACCTTGCTCGATTCTCGTAACGCATCGCCATACAAACTCTTTTCTACCGCGTATATTCCAATACACCCGTCTGTAAATGTCCCCGCAATCCCCGCAGAAGGTTATGGTGCTCAAAGCGTACTTACTACTATAGAGTCTTTTGTTTTTATCTGCTCCTGTGTAAATATTATTCCTGCGATGAAGTTCTTCCTGAGCCTGTAAAAAAAGTTCCTTTGGTATGATCGCCTCATGGCTGTTTTCAACATAATACTGTGGGACATGGCCTTCATTCTTGACTCTTTTCTTTGTAAGAAAATCCACAGTGAAGGTCTTCTGTAAAAGGGCATCACCGATGTACTTTTCGTTCAAGAGAATCTTCTTTATGGTCTCCGGTCGCCATCTCGGTTTTCCTGCAGCTGTCAAAATACCGTCCTTCTCAAGATCCCTACCAATGCCTGCTAGGCTTTTACCCTCAAGGTACTCTCTGTAAATGCGCTTAATGATTTCAGCCTCTTCAGGAACAAATATTAGGTTTCCTTCTTCATCTTTTGTGTACCCCATAAATCGATTGTGGTTGACCTGGACTTTCCCTTGCTGATATCGATACTGAAGTCCAAGTTTAACATTCTGAGAAAGGCTCTGACTTTCTTGCTGCGCGAGGGATGCCATAATGGTAAGTAGCACCTCCCCCTTGGCATCCATTGTATTGATGTTCTCTTTCTCGAAAAATACGGCTATGTTCTTATCCTTGAGTTGCCTAATATACTTTAGGCAGTCCAGAGTGTTACGGGCAAATCGACTGATGGACTTTGTAATAACTAGATCGATGTTCCCCTCCATGCACTCATCAATCATGCGGTTGAACTCTTCTCGTTTTTTCGTGTTCGTGCCTGAAATGCCGTCATCTGCAAATATGCCTGCGAACTCCCATTCAGCATTTTTCTTTATAAACTCAGTGTAATGAGCAACCTGCACCTCATAGCTGGAGTTCTGCTCTTCAGTTTCTGTTGAAACTCGGCAATAAGCAGCAACACGCAGTTTCTTTACTTTTTCTTTTGCGGCTGTACTTCCCACCCTTTTTCGTGCTGGAATTACAGTAATGTTTTTCTCGGCCACTTTACACCTCGCTTTCTATCAGACTATACAGGTACTCCGCTCGCCCTACTGGATCATCTGGAAGTTTACCTTCTGATTTTCTCATTTTAAATCGCTCTATAGGCGGGGGTGCACTAAAAGCTGCAAGCTCTGCAATCCTCCCTAGGTCCTTCGCACGCTTACTTCTAACTTCCTCAGCTTTATCGAATGTTTCTTTATCGATGATCGCTGGATACACGTCATTACCAAGATAGTTGATGTTTTTCAAAATAAGTCCCATGGATGAATGTGTCTTCTGAATACCAGCCTGCTCACCAGCCACAGAAAGGGAAAGCCCGGAAATGTACTTTTCAAAGAAATCCCTTACTTGGTCTGCAGCCCTTTCATCAACGGTAACAACTCCGTCCGTAATTGTATATCCGTATGGTACATAGGCCATTTACCTCACCACCCTTTCTTTAAGGGAAAGCCCGCATTTTAATTTAAATGTCAGTTCATCCCTTGAATTTACAATGATGTTTTCTACAAACTTTTCAAATACCTCGTCTGTATAGTTTCCATCAAACTTATCTTTTGACACATGCTCAAGAATCGCCTTTACCTCATCTGCCTGTGATGTTCCACTTGTAAATGACATGACCAGGTTTGTCTTCTCAGTGGTTAGATTTTTTATTTCGCTATCCAGTGCATTTCGTTCCTTGCTAAAAAGTGCTGGTTCAAGAAACCCTTTTGTCATAAGGACAATAAGTGTATTGCGCTCTTCGGTCAATTGCTCCATTCGCTTATCGATGGCATCAATTCTTTCAAGGTCGCACTCTTCTTGGTTTTTACTAATAGCATCATAAAGCGGCCCAAGGATAGTCTTTCTGCTGTAGGCAAGCTTATTCATCAGGGTGGCAAAGGTTGCCTTTATCTCTCCATCCCGAATAAATAGCATGGAGCAGCTGTTCTTGTCTTCAATATGCCCTATGCAGCTCCAGGCGATATAACTTCTGCCAGCAGAGTAGTTTGTTTTTCTCCTAAACTTGGAACCGCATTCTCCACAGATGATTCTACCGCTTAACACATATCTATTTTGATAAGCCTTTTTGTTAACAGCCTTACTCTTCGCTCTTTGTGTGATCAGCTTTTGTGCCTTAGAAAACACTTCTTTGCTGATGATAGGCTCATGATGATTCTTGCAGTAGAATTGGTCTTTCTCTCCTTTATTAAGTCGTCGACTGTAGTTGTTATCCGTGTAAGTCTTTTGGAAAAGCGCATCCCCTTTGTATTTTTCATTTCGTAGCATATCGATCACTGTTCCTGTGCTCCAATGATTACCTCTTCTTGCAGGAATCTTGTCCCTGTTAAGGCCCTTTGCGATCACACTTCCACCTTTACCTGAAAGGCACTCTGAAAAAATGCGCTTAACAACTTCTGCTTCTTCTGGAACGATGACCATCTCACCATTCACATTGGCATAACCATAAGGTGGACTGCCAATAATGAAACTGCCATTTTGAAATTTTTTGCTGATTGACCATGTCATGTTCTGTGAAATGGATGCGGACTCTTCTGCCGCAAACCCAGATAAAATAGAAAGCATTAACTCACCTTCCATATCACCTGTGTTCAGATTTTCCTTTTCAAAATAAATAAATACACCGATATTTAAGAGTTTTCTTACCAGCTCTAAGCAATCCGTGGTATTTCGTGCAAAACGGCTTATGGATTTGGTGATAATAAAATCAATCCGATCACTTTCACAATCACGAATCATACGAAGAAGCTCAGGACGTTTTTCCTTCTTGGTACCTGATATGCCTTCGTCATAATAAAGCCCTGCAAACTCCCATTCTGGATTGGATTTGATGTAGTTTTCATAGTGTTCCTGCTGGGCTTTAAGGCTTACCATCTGCTCATCACTATCTGTTGAAACCCGAGCATAAGCGGCCACTCGAAGTTTAATATTTGACGACTGTGTTTTAGTCAGTTCATCGATCTTCGTTATCTTTTTCATTGTCTCACCTCGCTTTCTTTCATTACATATATCACTCTAAAAGCCACTAATAGCAAGTGATTTAAGACATAATCTCAGCTAGCTTTGGTGAGAATTTCTGTCGGTTTAGTGCTGATATTTTGTGTCGTTCATCCTCTGTAATTTTGCCTTCTTTATGGAGCATACCGATAATGCTTTCTGCTATATAAAAGTCATACTCTCTCTGCAACTGTTCTTCTGTCATCGGTTCTGTTTCACCCTTGATAGGGCTACCATCTTTTACTTCAATTATCTTCATAAAAAAAACACCTCCTACCTGGTAGCCACGGCAAGAGGTGAAATCTGATTGTTTAACTAATCTTTCTTATAAAATTCGCATTCATAACCATCGGCATCAAGGAGCAGACCCTTTGCCCAAAGAGGGACTCTACTCATCAGCTGGCATACCGTATCAAGTGGCATGCTAGGGTCGGCCTCAATAATAACTTCATCATGCACATGAGCCACAATGCAGTAAGAACTTAGAGTCTTTATGGCATACATCAATAAATCACGAGAAATCGCTTGAACAATATTTTCCACAAACTTAGGCCCATAGCTTTCAAGTCGATCCCATTTCTTTGTAGCACCGACACCTTCGTAAGTGACTGATTCACCACCGAAGATATTTTCACCCATTTGAGGTTTAACATAGGCAAGCTGCCTACCAGAAGGAAGAACTATAAAGAGCATTCCACTCCTGCAATGAAACTTGATATTTTGTGTTTCTTGAGATTGCTTTTCTTTGATGCACTTCTTAGCTGCTCTATCCACATCCCACCAGAATTTTACGATGTATGGATTTGCCTGCCTCCAGGCATTAACCAGTGGTTTAAGTTCTTCTTCCTCAAGGCCCATATCCAATGCACCCATAGCCTTTAAAGCTCCCACTGATCCACCGTATCCAAGCGCCAATTCTGCGATCTTGCCTTTCTGTCTTAAATGACCGTTCACACCATGCTTTTCAACTGGGACACCAAACATTTGTGATGCAGATGCACAATAAATATCA